GAAAAGAATACTGAAACCATTCGATTCATCTATCATACAACTCCTCACCGTGGTCTGGAGATAGTCTATGCAGTGGTAGATCAGCTTGCTAAGGAATATAAGAACATTCATTTAGATGTATATTCCTCATTTGCGATTTATGGCTGGCCCCAACGAGATGATCCGTATGTAGATCTATTCACAAAGATTTTTCGTCATTCAAACATGTCGTATCATGGATCTGTTCCAAACGATGAAGTTTTAGAAGCGTTGGATAACTCGCACATCTTTTTGTATCCAAGCATTTGGAAAGAAACATCTTGTATTGCACTTATCGAAGCAATTCGTTCTGGTTTGGTTTGTATCCATCCAAACTATGGTGCACTTCCAGAAACAGCATCAAACGCAACTATCATGTATGACTATACAGAGAACCTGCAAGACCATGCAAACATGGCATATTCTATTGCAAAGTCAGTACTTGAGCAGCAGAAGAATGATGCTGGATGGATTAATCGCTTTACAAGATCAGATCGTTTTGGCTTGACTCCCAACGACATTGCAACATATAGTCAACTTTGGACTAAACTTTTGAGAGACTTGCAAAATGGCTGACGATAATGTCGTCCAATTTCCTAAGATGAAATTAGACGCGCCGCCACAATCGGCGGAAGAATTAAAGAGTAAGCTTGACGAATATCGTATAAGATACTCTGAAGAAATCTCTGAAATGCTCTGGCAACAGGTATTAGCAGAGTTGGTAAGATCTGGGTGCCGCTTTGATGAAGACATAAAGACGTATTTCCCATCCATGATCTTAATTCTAGAGTCTATTCGATCTCTACATCTATTAACTCAAAAGATCGAACATCCTCTACAGGACTTCGCCAAAGATTCTATCGAATTTGATGAAAATATTGCATCAATTGATGAATTAATGGTTGACAATGAAGAGGATGAGTATTAATATATACTTAGATTAAACTGAAACATGAGACAATATTATGGCAATCCTAGTTGATTATAACCAGGTTATCCTTGCTTCGCTATTCGCAAGTATAGGTAACCACACGAACATTGATATCGATGAGAATCTTATTCGACATATGTTCTTAAACTCAATCAGGGCAAACCGCAAAAAGTTTACCGAAGAATACGGTGAGATTGTAGTTTGCTGTGATGGCAAAAACTCTTGGCGGAGAGAAGCTTTCCCCTACTACAAAGCTAACCGTCGCAAATCTCGTGACGAGTCTGAAATTGATTGGAACAATCTATTCAATATCATGAATACTATTCGTACCGAGCTTAAAGAATTCTTCCCTTACAAAGTGATTCATATCGATCATTGTGAAGCTGACGATATCATTGGCACGATCTGTCATGATAACGGTACTGAGCTCAACATTGGCGCTGAGAAGTATCTTGTATTATCGGGAGATAAAGACTACATTCAATTGCAAACATATGAGAATGTAGATCAATACGATCCTATTCGTAAACGTTGGATTCGAAACGACAATCCAGATAAATATTTGAAGGAACACATCCTAAAAGGTGACACTGGCGACGGCGTACCTAATGTGCTTTCTTCTGATAATTGCTTAGCCATCGGCGAGCGTCAAAAGCCTATGACTCAAAAGCGTATGGCTATGTTGCGCGAAGGCCCTGCTGCTATGGATGAAGAAACACTTAGACGCTATCATCGCAACAAGATGGTTATTGATCTAGGTGAAATTCCTGACAAATATAAGCAGCAAATTCGTGAAGAATTTGGTAAAGATAAAGGCATCGGCAGAGAGCAGTTGTTTAACTTCTTTATCAAAAAGAAATTGAAAAACTTAGTTACAGATATACAGGATTTTTAATGGCAGTAAAACTTTCAATCTCTGAGATTATTAGCAAGTTTGCTGATATGAATAAGACTGAGGATAAGGTCGAGTGGCTTAAGAAGAATGATTCTATGCCACTTCGTATGATTCTTCAGGCTACATATGATAGGAAAAGAGTAGAGTGGTTGTTACCAGAAACTCCTCCACCTTGGACAAAAAATGAATTCGAAGACGAAGCAAAACAGCTACTTTACACAGAAGCTCGTCGTCTGAAGATCTTCATTAAAGGTGGTGGATATGATGATCTGAATCAAACAAAGCGAGAAACTTTGTTTATTCAATTGTTGCAAGATATTGACAATGAAGATGCAGATCTACTTGCTAACTATTGCATTGCTCAAAAGCCCTTTAAAGGCTTGCAGAAGAAAACTATTAATAAAGCATTCCCGAATCTAATTGCAGAGTAAGAACAAATGGCTAAAGGTTTTAAGAAGTTTCGCGAAGAGTACGAAGACGAATGGGGTTCATACGAAGAACGTAACAACCGCAAGGAATCGCGTATGAAGAATCGTAGGGACAACAGAAAGAACAAACTTTCTGAAAAATGGTATGACGTCGAAAGAGAAGACTTCAATCGACCAAATAAACGTCGAAAAAAGTAAAAAAATTCATTTTATTTGAAAAAAAGGGTTGACATTTGGTTCCACATGTACTATATTATTAATATAAGGAATCAAACAAGGAACCTATACTATGAAAAACGTAACAACATTTGACAAAGCAACTCTTAAAGTTCTTCGTTCAGAAATGCAAGCTGTACTTGATAAGTTTGGTGCAAATATCAAATTTGAAGTTGGTAACATGCGTTTTAGCGAAGCTGAAGTTGACATTAAAGTCAAAGCGGTTATCAAAGGTGCAACTACTCGTACCGACAAAGCTCTTGAACTTTATGCCAAAATGGCTGGTATCACAAACTTTAAAAATGCTCGTGGTGAAGAGCTTGTTAAATACAACACACGTTCTTACAAGTATCCTTTCGTTTACAAAGGTACTGACGGCAAAATGTACAAGTGTTCTGAATCGCAAGCAAAATTTAAATTTGCATAAAAATAAAAAAGGGGGTTGACATTCAATCCCCTTTTTACTATAATAAGAATATAACATGAAATAAAGTGAGATACTATGCTAAATGAAAAAGTAATACTAACAGATGCAGATGGAGTTCTTCTTGACTGGGCTTACGCGTTTACTCAGTGGATGGAACGCCACAATTTTGAAATGCTTCCAGGCGGTGAAGCTGAATATGACGTAAACAAACGTTATAACTTAACAATCGCTGAAAAAGAACGTATTGTTCGTATGTTCAACGAATCAGCTTGGATTCGCAAGCTTCCACCTTTACGAGATGCTATTAAGTACGTAAAGAAGCTCCATGAAGAACATGGTTACGTTTTTCGAGTAATCACTTCACTAAGTAACGATACGTATGCTGGTCGTCTTCGTACTAAAAACCTTAATGAGCTGTTTGGTCCTACAGTCTTTGAAAGCTTTACCTATTTGGATACGGGTGCCGATAAAGACGAAGCTTTAGAACCATATCGTGGTACTGGTTGTTTTTGGATAGAAGATAAGTACGAAAATTACCAGCTCGGCGAAAGACTTGGTCTAGATAGTATCCTTGTAGATCATCCTTTTAACCAAGGACGCGAAGCTCGCCGAGCTAAAAATTGGAAAGAAATTTATGATATTATCGTTGGAGTTTAATGATACTATTATAAATAAAGGTAAGCACAGGAACAAACTTGATTATGTAACGATGAGGCGATCTTCTGTGCAAGGTTGCCTTTTTTATATTAAGGAGCATTAATGCCCAAGTACACATTTAGAAATAATGAATCTAATGAAGTGTTCGACATTACAATGTCAATTTCAGAACGTGATCAGTACGTTCAAGATAATCCTCACCTCACACAACTAATAACGGGTGCTCCAGCGATTGGTGATCCGCATCGTCTTGGCTTGAAGAAGCCAGATGACGGTTTTCGTGATGTACTAAGAAACGTTAAACATCATCATAAGAAGGATAACATTAATACATTTTAAACGTTATCCTAAATAGGAGGTTTCATGGCCAAACAAAAGCGCAGACTATCCCGAAGCGAGAAACGTAGACTGGAAAGAGAAATGGATCATATGGTTGGCATCTTAAACCAAAAGTTTTCGATGCGAAAGATAAACCCACTGACGCCGGCTCAATCTGATTTATTTGATTCTTACAAACAAGGATACAATCTAGCCGCCATTGGAACAGCAGGTACAGGTAAAACAATGTGTGCTATGTATTTAGCACTTAGCGATGTACTACAGAGAGGAGAGTATGAAAAGGTCGTCGTCATAAGATCTGCAGTTCAAACACGCGAGCAAGGATTTATGCCGGGCAGTAAAGCCCAAAAAGAAGCGGTATTCGAACAACCATATACCGATATTACTAACGACTTATTCGACAGAGGAGATGCATATCAGATTCTAAAATCTAAAGGAATGGTGCAGTTTATGAGCTCATCATTCGTAAGAGGACTTACATTCGACAATTCAATTATTATTGTAGACGAATGTCAGTCTATGACTTACCACGAACTCGATTCAATTATCACTCGAGTAGGAGAATCATCTAAGATCATTTTCTGTGGTGATACTAAGCAGGACGACTTACAACAGTCTCGTAACAGAGCAGATATTTCAGGACTTCATGATTTCATAAAAGTTCTTGATGCTATTCCAAGCTTTGATGTTGTAAGATTTGGAGTTGACGACATTGTCCGCTCAGGTCTTGTTAGAGAATATATCATCGCTAAAACGAGGCTACTAGAGGCCGCGTAATAAATATAAGGTAGGAGTCTCGTCGGCTTCTACCTTTTATTCATTCAAGAGGTCAACATGCCACAAGTAGTCAGAAAAGGTTCCGATTTTCATATTGGTCACGCTTCGCCCACACCAAACCCTTTTCACAAAACTCCATATACATCAACACCTCAAGGTAAAGTTTATGCACAAGGCGATCTTGTAGTCGTAGCCGGTGGATCTACTAGCTGCGGAGATGGTGCTGTGGGTAAATCTGGAAAAGTGTTTGTTGCTGGTATTGGTGTGCATCGTAAAGGTGATGCTACAAGCGGACATGGATCGTGGCCAGCTAATGCTGCAGCCACCGGATCTCCAAAAGTATATGCGGATGGTGATTAATGCCTAATCCAGATTATGCAACGTTACTTGCTCAGATAGCACAAACACCGGCTGGCCCAGCTCGTGATGCTCTTATTGCGCAAACATATCAATTTACAGAAGTACTTACTCCTGAAGAAGAGGAGCTCTTTGCTTATTGCGAAGATGATTATATTGAGTACAATCCGGGAATAAATAATTACAACAGTTTTTCACAGCCATATATGGCAGAAGGATACGTCGAAATAGACGAGAACGGCGATCCTTTTGTAGTCATACCCAATTCAACGGGATTTACTTCATATGTCGGCGTGTACTTTGATCCTACAACAGGGGAAACAACCTAATGGCTATTACAAAAAGAGGAGATAAGGGCTCCGCACTGACATATAACGAGATGGACGATAACTTTGATGCTATCGCTCCTCGTACTTCTGAAACTGGATCTTTACAAGTTCCTGCCGGTACTACAGCACAGAGAGATGCAAGTCCGGGCGAAGGTTATATGCGATATAATACTGTTACTAAACAGTTTGAAGGTTTCCAAGGTACTACATGGACTGGCCTTGGCACTGGTGGTGGCGGTGGTACGCCGGGTGCTGATGGCGCCCAAGGTGCACAGGGTACACAAGGTATTCAAGGCATCCAAGGCATCCAAGGCATCCAAGGCTGGCAAGGTACACAGGGAGTCCAAGGTGTTCAAGGTTACTATGGTTTCCAAGGTGCTGATGGTCAAGATGCTAGTATGCAAGGTTCTCAAGGTGTTCAAGGTGTTCAAGGTGTACAAGGATATTTTGGACAGACCGGTCCTCAAGGTGCTCAAGGTACACAAGGTTTTCAAGGTGATCTTGGTTTCCAAGGCACAGATGGTGTAGATGGAGGTGAAGGCAACCAAGGTGTACAGGGTTTTCAAGGTGATACTGGTTTACAAGGTCCTGCAGGTTCTGTTCAAGGTACGCAAGGTACGGACGGTTTTCCTGGCCAACCTGGGCCGCCCGGTCCGCAAGGTATTCAAGGACCTGCAGCAGCTATGCAAGGAAGTGATGGACCTCAAGGTATTCAAGGTGATACTGGCTCCGGACTTCAAGGCATTCAAGGTATGCAAGGCTTCCAAGGACAAGAAGGTCCTGGCGGTAATGCTGGTAATCAAGGTATTCAGGGGCCTGGTGGTGAAGCGAGTTTCCAAGGGATGCAGGGTACTACTGGTATAGGTGTTCAAGGTCTCCAAGGTAATGATGGTTTCCAAGGTCCTGCAGGTTCTATTCAAGGTGTGCAAGGTTTCCAAGGAATCGGATTGCAAGGTCCTGCGGGTGCAGGCTCTCAAGGTATCCAAGGTATCCAAGGATTTATTGGTGCTGGTGGTACTGGTCCACAAGGTATTCAAGGCAGTGAAGGATCGCCGGGTGCGGCATCTAACGTACCAGGTCCACAAGGTTTCCAAGGGATGCAGGGTACAGGCGGTACTCCTGGCATTAATGGTCAACCCGGCCCACAAGGTATTCAGGGTACTGACGCGACGGGTGCTCAAGGTTTCCAAGGACCTGAGGGATCGAGCGGTGGTACTGGTCCACAAGGTATTCAGGGTAATGATGGTATCCAAGGTGAGACCGGATTTGGCAATGATGGTGCTCAAGGTGTTCAAGGTATAGCAGGATCTATGCAAGGTGCTCAAGGTACGTTTGGTTTCCAAGGTGCTGATGGTGCACAAGGTCCTGCAGGTTCTGTTCAAGGTATACAAGGTACGGACGGTGTTCAAGGTGACACTGGAGCCGGCGTACAAGGTTTCCAAGGTATAGCAGGATCTATGCAAGGTGCTCAAGGTACGTTTGGTTTCCAAGGTGCTGATGGT